TGGAAGTTTGCATATGGGCGATTGGCGCGCGTTTATAGTTGCAACTAATTAAAATGTAAAAAGCAAAAAAGCTTTGCAACTACAAAGCAAGAAGCTCCGCGATCGCGGAGCTTTTTATTAGAATAATTCGTTATTCAAACATATAAATCATTATTAAAATGAAAAAACTTTACGGCCTCCCCCCAATAAGGATCTTTCAAGCCCTTTTTCAGGGAAAAGATTTTATTGATAATCGGATTTTCATATTCGGCACAATTGCAATTGTGCCTTTCACAGCTGCGCATACAGCGCAGATTTTTACACATTAATACTTCTAAGTATCTTTTTGTTTTCCAACAATAACACATTTGCAAGCTGTCCCCTGTTCCATTCGCGGGGATTTGAATTTCACTAATTGAGATTAAATTATTTTTTATTATAAATTCGTGCATTCTATACATTTTTTTATCCTTTTTTTTAAGTTATTTTTTTTAAGCTAGAAAGGGGATCTTGCGACCCCCTTTTTATTTATTGTATTTATCCTTGGTTGAATGCCGCTTGAGCTTCCAGAGCAGCGATTTTCGCCATTAGCAGCTCAAGCTGTGCAGCTTGATCCGCGATTATGCGATTCTTTGAAGTTGAGATTTTTGATGTTTTCTTTGAAGCTTTCTTAGCTTCCAAGGCAAGAATATGATCTCTGGCGTCTTGTAGTTTGTTTTCTAATTTGGAGAATTTTATTTCCTCAATTGCTTCGATTGTAGAGCGTATTTTTTTAGCACATTTAATCGCGCTCTCGGCTTGCTCTAGTCGCTCGTGATTATTTTGCCCTACATTGGAAGCACTGAGTATTTTCTCTATCAGATTCGAAGCTCCTTTTAAGAAGGGCTTTTCTTCTTGGAGAACCAAGAACTCCCCCGATATAATTGTAGGCCTCAGAGTAGCCCCAGCCATAATATTATCAGCAATTTTTATGAGCTCAGTGAGCTCACACCACTCAGCATTTTCTTGAAGATCGCCTTCAAATTCTAAGAGCTTTGTATAGTTCCCCACACCCAAAGATTCGAACTTGAACTTTTTTATGATCGGATCTATCAGCGACACCTTGAGGTCGTTGCCTGTCATGTACTGCCGAGCTTCGGCACAAGTCTCTCTGTATAGGGCTACGAACTCTTCGTAAGAGTCACTCTTGTCGGCTGTACCGCAAGGTACAAGCTCAGCATTCTGAGTAATCTCGTTAGTATAAAACATTGGTGATCTCGTTCTTGAAACGAATTTCTCACCCTTTATCAGTTTTCGGAAAATCAAATATTTATAAGTATCGAGATCGGCTGAAATCAAGCTTGAATCTTTTTTTGATTTTCTCAAGCTTGATGTTGGCATTATTTCTATCTCCTCAGTGTTAAGCATCTCGATTATCTGGATAATCGATGTTGATTTGTTGTTTAAATTATCACCCCCCACCATTGGTGCGGTGATTCCCGTGTTCAGTGTTTCACTTAGCCACGAGGAGATTCTCGTAGCCGCTATTGGCATCTTATTTTTTGATTTTGAATCCCAGCCGAGGGATAGAATAGAAATAGTCATTTTTGACATCCTAGTTTTGAGATGTGCTGAATTGCACAATCAACTTATACCCTTTCATTATCAAAAATGGTAATTTTTATTTAATTATTATTACAAGATACCGTGATATCCGCGATCTTATAGGATCACTTGTATTATCATATATTGATATCGGCTCGGTCATTATAGCGATCTAAGCTTCAAGCTTGACCAAAAGAGGCTTTATACTGATGATCTGTTCAGTAAGATATGCTGTTATCAAAAATTACTTCTTTAATGAAAACAAGAACCGCGATGCGCGCGATAATTGATTGGAATAAATAAGTCAAGAAGAAAAAATATATTTCTCAATATTTGAAATGATAGAAATATATTTTTATACCACTTTATTTTTTATGCCAAGAAGATATTTTTTTATACCACTTTGAATTTATATTGATACTTTAAAAAAATAGCTCAAATCAATAATAAAAATATCACCCAATCAAAACGGACTTATTTTGTCCGAATTACAAGAATCAACAGAACCCCCCCTTAAATCGATTTCTAGCCTTTTAAGCCCTTAAAGGTACTAACACACCAACCCCCTCTCTACTCAAAGAGTTAGGTTCAACCTACCTTTTTCGAGGGTCAAAATATTAAACCTATAAAATAACAAAAAACTAAATATTCTAAACTACTGATAATCTGTTCAGTAAGTAGACCCCCCCCCATCAAATAATTATTTTCAAGCTAAAAATGTATTTACTACAGATGTGTATACGCTACCTCGAAAAAATTTTTTCTAGTTTTTTAAGCTTTGTTCATAGTGCAGAGTATGAGCCAGACATTTGCAGCATATCAAAGGCTATTCTGTCATAGACATCAGCGAATCGGAAGTGGTCAGGAGCGTTACCTTCGTGCCATATGATACGGGACTTATTTTGATCGATGATTCTAACTGGTGCTTTCATTTGTGCATAGAATCCAAGAATTGTATTTGAGTCTATTGGTATGATTCTTTCATTTGTTTTGTATTCATCAAATGTTGTGTCCATAATTTGTGTTCTATCGACTGTGACTATTCTTTTTCTCCAGTCTAATTTGCGTCCATATTTCTGACTTGCGATACGAGGTGTAGGGTAGAATCGACATAACCAGACATTGATTCCATTTTCAAGCCCCCAATCCCTAAGCTCCTGACACTTTCTTGTTTCGGGCATAGAATCGATTACAAGTGTGTTTACATCGAATCTGATAGCGAGGTCTTTAATTTCTTCGAAGAACTTAACGGCAATAATGAGTATTGATTCTCTTATAGTGTCACCTTGTTCATTTATTTTTTGTTTAGATATAACGACATTAAGAACAGATCCGACATCAACTCCCATGCTTATAAGTTCGTCTTCATATATTTCTCCACCATAATCAAGGTGTTTTCCTGTACTGCAATTTGAAATCATTTCAGCGGTGATTCTAGAGCCTGAGAATTCAAATCCCTTACCGAGTACCGAGGTGTAGAATGTTGAGAGCCTAGAGGTGTCTCCTTGTGCATCCATCCACTCTTTGTAGAGATCAGTTAGTGATTGATTTAATACATCAAGTCTTGATATTGTAAATCCATCTCGTTCTATCTCTGGATATAAAGGAACCCAGTCGCCAACGGCTTGTCTTTCGAATACTTGATTACATTTTTCACACACAGGCATTATTTCATATTTCAAGTTGTCAATATGAGTATTTTGTAAGATAGCTTTTGCATTGGGATCTCTTGGTTCATATTCATCTCTGTCATTTTTAATAACGACATGTTTTTCCCAGTCTAGACATTGCCAATGATTGCAATTTGGACATGGTGTAAACCAGTGGTGCTGATTTGTTTTATCGAACAGCTGACATATTCCAATATTTGGAAGTGTTGGGTTTCCTATTCTAAACATTCTAGGATCTCTAGAAGCTCGAATACGGTCTTTTGCTTTTGCGAGATTGTCAGGATCACACTGATCAAACTCGTCAACAATCATTGTATCTGCGGAGAATTCAACAAAGTCAACTGTTGTATTAGATCCAAGAAATAATAGAGATCCACTTCCGAATCTTTTTGTTCTATTATTTCCTGTACCATATGTGGATGGTAAGTGTGACTTGTAAACATCATTTGATAGTATGACCTTATTTATTCTTTGGTTTACAAATCTATCTCTAATGGAGAATGTTGGTAAGATATAGGCAACAATTTTACCTTCCCATCCAGCTTGATATAGTGAGAGACATATTAAGAGTTCAGATAATCCTGTTTGTACTCCTTTTCTTATGTCAGCTCCTTTAGAAGAATACAGCTTGTCGTACAGCGGAATAAGGTATGGGAAGTCCCTAAAAGACATCGGCTCCCCTCTTGTATTTGTGTGATGAAGTATTGCCTGTCCGAGTAATGGAAATTCATTTGCAAGTGTTGATATTGTTGATTTGTATTGGTCAAGCATTTGAGGATTCTCCAGTTTTTGTTTGGTATATAATTGCGTACAATAGGGGTTTGTTTTGTATATAATTGCGTACAATAGGGTTTTTTATGAGCTTTAAAAAAATTAAGGATTCTTTAACGGAAAAACAGATTAATCAAATTATAGATGTTTTTTATCCAAACCGTCAATGGATTAGAGTTTTAAGAAAATATCCTGATTTCTTTTCTGATAGAGAAGAAGCAAAAGACTTCTGTTTTTGGCTTATTGAGAACATAAGTGATGATGAAAGCTTATTTATGGATGATCTTTATTATTACGATGAATCTAGGGATAAGTATATATTACATATTCCAAGTAAAAAGATGCCGATAGCTTTAGATGGATTGAAATGGAGATCAATAAGGGAAGCATATTCAAATTGGGATGGTCAACCAACCAGCATTAATGAGATTTGTAGAAGATTTCATTTGTCTCGTCAGACAGCAATTGAAATACTTAGATGTATGGGAGTAACTCATAGTAGTTCTCCATTCACTGAAGAAGTTTTAGCTTCAGAATCGGAAGAAGATCTTATTCAAGATCTATTAAGGAAAAAAGAAGAGTCGATTTATATAAAATCTCAGAGACGAGAATGGCAAAGAGTAAAAGCAGACGCAAATAAATACAGGTTGAAAGCCAGTTATGCTGAGTCAATATCTGAATTCTTTAGGCACATAGGCTCAAATTTTGAAATTCCTAAGGTTAAACTGAATAGTCCCACAGAAAGTTATATTTATTTGATAAGCCCAACTGACTTTCATTGGGGCGGATATAGTCCAAGCTATACGGGTGAGCCATATAATCGAGAAATAGCCAAAAAAATATTATTTTCAACAACAAGTGACTTGTTGAACAGAATAAAGAAACTTGGAACTCCTGAATATATAGTTTTAGGGATTGGAGGTGATGGACTTCACTTCGATAATCAGCAAAAAAGCACAACAAGAGGAACATTTCAAGATACAGATGGAACGCCAACAGAAATTGTGAATTCATATATTAATATGCTTGTTGAATACATTAATATATTGCGTCAAATATGTAGTGTTAGAATATTTTGTGTTGCTGGAAATCATGATTTTTATAGCACCACTCTAGTTAGGTCTGCAATAACTGGTTATTTTCAATATGCCTCAGATGTAAGGGTAGAACAAGATCTTTCAGTTCGTCAAACATTTTTATATGGAAGCAGTTTAATAACTCTCGTTCATGGTGATGAAGGTAAGGTTTCTGACTTAGCTTCTATTATCGCAAGCGAAAGAACCGAGCTATGGGGAAAGTCAAAGTTTAGATTCATATTTACAGGTCATCTTCATACTGAAAGAGAATTGCCACAATGGGGAGATATAACAGTTTATCGCATGCCGTCATTATGTGGAACTGATGATTATCACCATAGAAAGGGTTATAAGTCAAGAAGAGGAATAACTGGATTTGTAATAACAAAAGATAGAGGTGTCATTACTACACATTTCTCTCCAGTTATTATTTAAGTAGTAGGTGTTTCATAATTAGTCCACAAGAAGTCATATACAACTGGCTTTCTTCCAAATTCATCAGTAGCCTTAAGTGTTGCATGATGTCCTATTTTCACCAAGTTCCAATCTTTTAATTTCTTACCATACAAATCAGACCAGTATCCTGATATTGCAATTTTACATTTTTGAGCAATACAGTAATCTAAAAATTCTATGTGATTAATATTTGCATAAAAAACTTCTTGATCACATAGATATGGTGGGTCGAAATATACAAAGTCATTTTCCGTAAGCTTAAATTGCTCTAAGAATTTCATATAGTCCATATTATGTAAGCTTGTGTTTCTTGTGTTTAAAATATGTCTTGCAGATCTAAATCTAAGAATAGTATTGTTTCTATTGAAGTAATTGCCTTTTTTTATTCCTGAAGTTTCATTTACACCAGCATCTTTATTTTTATTTTTTAATTTATTGTGAGGATCTTTTTTTGGATCTATATGATAGGTAAATTTAGCCCCAGCCCTAACAAGGTAACTTTCAGCCAGTTCTCTTTCAAATGATGGCTCTTGATCTTTCCAGAAGTCATAATGTAATCTTGTAATCGGCCCTTCATCAACAAAGGAGTAGTCTCCATTGTACTCTTTAAGTGATCTAAGGAAATAGTGTTGGTTCAAGTCATTAAGATGAAATTCTCCAGCCTTTCCCTTGTGGAAAGCATATGCAAAAAACATATTTCCACGACCATGAAAAGGCTCAAAATATCTATCTACTGACATTGGAAATAATCTTCTCCTTATGAATTTAACTGATAAAACAGCCTTAGAACCTGGCATTTTGAATGTTGGTCTAATTAGTTTGTTTTTTTTCGCCATTTGATTTGTATCCTATATCTTCTAAAGCTTGTAATACTGTTCCCATGAAATAAATTAATCTTATATCGTGAGTCCAGCGGTTGATCCATAATTCTATTTCTTCCGAGTTTAAAACTGGAACAAAGTAAAGACCACTTGAGTCAACTTCTATCTTTAAAATAAGATTCTCTGCGACCATAAAGAAAATGTCAAAATCTATATTTAATGAAACTTCTACATCGTCATTAAATATCTCTTTACATATTTCTATTGTCTTTAATACTAATTTTTTTTTATCAAGAGTACCTTGAAGGTTTATTCCAGAAATTATTAATAATTCCAAGTCTCTACATACTGAAAATTTTATTGGTAAATTTTTTTTATTCATTTTGCTTTTTTTTATTCTTGTCTTCATTCGTCTTTGTAAACTGTATTTTCATATAAGTCTAGCTTATCGTCTTCTTTAATCTCTTCTTCTTTGTTTGTTATATTTGTAAGTGGAACTGGTGTACCAGCTATTTCAGCAGTAATAACATCACCACCATCTATTGGCCTAAGTCCCAAGTATTCTCTTATTTCGTTTCGAGTCATGATTCCATTTTGAACATATATTCTTTGTGTGTCAGCAATAAAATGTTGCTCTTGCGGAGTAAGTCTGGCCTCTCTATCAAACTTAAATGTAATATATTTTACTGAATCAGAATCTATTAAGTTTGGAATTATTTGAGCGTTTATTTTAGCCTGAAGTATTTCAAGTATTGGTGTTACAAGGTGAGAAGATGAAACATCCATTTGAACAGATGCAGTTGCTCTAGGCATGCTTTCTGTCATACCCATTTCAACAGGCATTACACCAAATGTTCTATATACAGTTCTTCTAATGTCATCAACAATAGCCCTCATGTCTAGTTCTCTTGGTGTTCTTTTAAGCTCTAACCAGTTCGCTCCAAGTCCAGTTGGATCTGGAGTTGTCATAACTCTTATCTTGTGATCTTGACCTTTTAGCCTTTGTAAGTCTGCTTTTGCTTCCTCTGCTGCTCTACCAGCTATACCTGCAAGAACTAAAATTCCTGGCGGTATTTCGTCAGCATCCAAGTTTAACATTGAGTTTTCTGTTGCTCGCAATAGAGCAATTATTTCATTAACAAGAGACTCAATTAATGGATTACCCTTTGAAGAACTTGTGTTTTTGAATAATGAAACAAACATTATCTGTTTAGGTTCAAAAGTTGGAAGTCCATCTTTTGGTTGTTGTGCTATTCCATAGAAGTCACTTTCAGCATATATATCTTGATTATATTCAATGAGTCTTCCATACTCATCCATAATTGGATCTATCGTAGATCCACGAAGAGGGACAAGCTCTTTTAGATTCCCATTTTTGTCATATACAATCTCAAGAACTCCCGCATCAAAGCATAGTGTATCGGTAAGCATAGCAGTCATAATTTCTTGCCATGTGTCACCATTTTGATTTGGTACTTCTAAGAAGTTTGTAACTTTATAACAAATCTCCATTAGTTCATCATATTTTGGATGTTGTGGAGATACTTTTGGCTCTATTATCCAATCGAATGTTGCAACTCTTCTAACGATACTATCTACAGAGGCTCTAACATCAGAACATCTTCTGTATGCTTCCCACATATCAGAATCAGATAAAAGCCTATTTGGTTGATTGTATTCTGAACCAAATCCAACAGTATTATTTTGAAATGCATAATCTTGATTAAAGTGAAGTCCCTCTCTTTTTCTAATTTTAATAGAACCCCAATTTGAATTGTAATTTTGTATTTCATTACTTTTTGTATTTATTGACAAGTGATTAGTTAGAATTTTCATGTTTCACCAAAAAGCACATTTAGATTGATCAAGAAATTGATTAATTAATTATATTAACTATATATATATCTGTATATATGATAATAATGACTTTGAGGTCAAAATGCCCCAAGACCAATTTAATTTAGCACAAGATGACGATAAATTAGCAGATTACAAGAACAGAAAGGAAGCGTTTCGTAAACTTCCTGATTCTGCAAAAACATCTGTGACTAAAAAATCTAAAGACCATATGGAAAAATATGGTGATGATAGCAGAAAGAAAACCACAAAAGAGATTCTTGCAGTTGTTTGGTGGCGTGGTCGAGGTGCTTATTATGGCAATCCATCAAGCGTTAGACCAATGGTTACAAGTGCCGAGCAATGGGCTATGGCAAGAGTCAATGGATTTCTACATGCATTAAGGACTCTTAAATTCAAAAGAAAGCCCTTTGATACTGACTTACTTCCAAAAGATCATCCAAAGAGTACGAAAGGAAGATCAGAAATTTCCACAGAATCTTTAAATGAATCTAATTCGGATGAGATATTTATAGAAAAATACCTAGATGAAGAAGACTTACAAGATATTGATATATTCTTGGATCTATCAGCAGTAAGAGCTGTTGGAGATATTGATCCAACAAACTTTCCAGCTAAGGACGATGATAAAAAAGTCTCCTTAAGAAATAGTCAATGGACTATATTTCCAATATCTTTTGCAGAAAAGATAAAAAATGATTATCCTGAAATTTGGAAGAAAGGTGGAAACATAAGAGGCAATAGTCAGTATCGAAAATTAGTTCCGATACATGAGCGTGGTGGCTATCCTGAAACAAACACAGAAGAACATGCTATAAGATTAAGAGAAGCTTGGGTTGCTAGGCATTTTGAAGATTTTAGAATCGCTGGTGTTATTGCTCAGATAAAATGGCTTGCAGTCGGTAGTAGAGGTCTGCAATACATGAAAGATCTTGTGAGGGAAGAAATGAAGAAGATAGACGATAAATCCAAAAAAGAAGACGCAAGAACAGAATTGCTGTCTGAAAAGAATTACGAGTGTCGTTCTTTTATAGAGCTTGATAATGGCTCTAGAGAATACAGCGTTGATTGCAGATCTAAGACATGGCTTAGTATTCCAGAACTACAAATAAGACAAGTTGTAGATGAAGAAAAGGACGAGCGATACTACGAAATAAGTG